TGATACTCACGGACGCTTTCCGGCGCATGATACGCCCTGGCCTGACGCTGTTATTGGTAGGCATGGCACTATACCTGAACTGGCTATTATTCGAGAGACTAGGCGCGGCGTGGGGAACCTTAAGCGTAGACCAAAGATATGACGCTGCCATGCAAGCTTTCGCGTGGCTTACCGGGCAAGCTTCGGCTGTACTCGGTTACTGGTTTGTCAGTAGAGGGCAAAGCAAGTAAACTGACGTGTTTCATCTCCTGGCTGGCTTGTCCAGCAATTCGCCCGGCCTAGTGCCGGGCTTTTTTTTACAACACCGGAAAAAAATAACTTGCACACTTTATTAAAGTGTGTATAATTATATTCATTGACAGGGGAAAACATGAAATTCACAGACACCAGCATAGCAGACTTACATACGAAAATATGCGGAATTCCTTGCATTGCCGCGGTGATTGAGTATGACATGGGCTACGATGACGCTGGCACGCTTCGTGGCCGCATGAACTGGGTTATTTGTGACCGCAAGGGTTACAAAGCCGATTGGCTTGAAAAGAAAATGAGCAAAAAAGACGAAGCACGTATTTCTGACGAAGTAATTTACTTTATGGAGCGATGAAATGGATGTTTTTAAGTATGCAGTGATTTTCAAAGACGAGCGCATTGACGTGGCAGGTTTCGGCAATTACAGCATCGAAGCGCTTGCGCATGTCATTTTAGACGGTAGCGCGGGCACAAGTTACCCGTATTTAACTGACTGTTTGCAAGAAAGATTAGAAGAGTTGAGGGTGAAATGATTGAATTCGGAAAATTCAAAGGTAAAACAATAGAAGAGGTGATAGAAATAGAACCTTCATATATTGTTTGGTTGCACGGCAAAAATCTAATTGAGATTGATAATGAGACGCTACGCAAAGCAAAAAACGCACAACGTGATTACTATTTAAAAAACATAGCTTTTTCGTGCCGCCACGAAAATGGTGGCGATAGAGATTGAGAGGGTGAGAAATGAAAGCAAAAGTGTTTTTCCATACAAAAACGGGCGCTATTTCTTGGGGTGGTAAGTCCCTAGTCGGAAAGTTTGAAGAATGGCGCGAAATGGATTTGACTAATTACGATGACTTGGAGCTATTTGCGCGCTACATTGAACAAAAAACAGCAAGACGCATACTAGAGGAAGCAAAATGATAGGACGTATTGTAATGGAGTGCATAACTTGGGGGCTGGCTGGCGTGTCTTTTGCGGCTTTGCTAATTCTTTCTTTCGGCCTGACTTATGAGCAAGTGCAGGCTATTTTTCAGGCATTGGGGGCATAAATGATTAAAGACGACATTATCCACATGGCGCAAGAGGCTGGGCTTGGTAGCGCGCTTACGCACCATGAAGGTGAACTGCGCGTGTGGATTGAAGGTGCCGATTGGCACGATGAACTTGAACGCTTCGCTGAATTACTCGAAGCAAAAGTACGCAAAAAGTGTGCTGCGCTTTGTAGCGAAGTTGCTGCCGGTAGAGACGCTGAAGCTATTGAGGAAGCCATACTAGCAAGAGGTGAGAAATGACTGATATCAAAGAGTTTTTCAAACTGTACTTCCCAGCATCAAAATTTAGACGAGCTTGGCAAAACGGTATTGCTTTTTTTGCACCAGTCGGCGACCAGGCTGAACTCGACGCGCTTGAAGCCACCATAGACGACCTAGAAAGACAGCGGAGGATTATTTCGCAACAGCTAACAATTGTGAGATGGGAGCTACACCGTAAAAAATATTTGAAGGGACAGGTTGATTTAATTGATTAAGTGTGTATAATTATAGCTTTACAAGGAGAAATGAAATGTTTAGCAATAAAGAAATAGCTGAATTAAAAAAACGGTTAGATGCACTAGAAAGTATAGTATCTATATATCCGACAAAAGACTACTGGGTGATGCATAAACAAGTACCCATAAATCAAGTGGTAGAAGCAATAGTAAACCATTTGCAACTGGATATTCTAGCCATACAGCCTACATATAAAAAAGTTGAGTTAAAGGCCAAACAGGTTCCGTCGACCACTTCTACATGAGAAATCAAGTGGAATGGAGGCCTATAAAAACAGCACCTAAAGATGGTACATGGGTTCTTTTGAAAGGTGGGAATACCCAAGAATCTTGTTCTTATGAAAAAATTGACGGAGACGACCGCCCCGTTGTCGCCAAGTTTATGACCGATTATTGGGATGGGTACTGGACTTATGCATATTGGGATTCTGGCTGGAATTCAACCTACGATAACCCTACCCATTGGATGCCACTACCTAAATAAGGAGAAATGAAATGAAACCATCAGTGCCGTATTTTCCGACAAACGCAAAAGAAGGGGTCACGTTGCGCGATCATTTTGCTACTTTAGTGTTTCATGCTGCAGTAACACACGGAGTGTCGAAATTTAATTCTATTGATCAAGTAGCTCAAGAGTGCTACGAAATAGCAGACGCTATGATGAAAGCAAGGGAGCCAAAACAATGAGCCACCAAGAATTTTACGAAACAGTACAACGTGAACAGGAGTATTTAATGAAAGCATCAGCCGCATTTGTACGCGCCCAGGCTGGATTCGGCGCAGCACTGAAAACCAGCACTAACCCGCATTTTCGCAGCCGTTATGCAGATTTGAGCGCTTGCGTCGAAGCTGTAATCGACAGTCTGCACAAAAACGGCTTTGCCCTGATGCAAAAAACCCACGAGTGCGAAAACGGAGTGGCGATTGAGACCATATTTATACACGAAAGCGGTGAACAGATCAGCGGCGGGATTTTTCGAGTTCCGGCAAGCAAACAAGACCCGCAGGGGTATGCCTCGGCGCTGACTTATGCTAGACGCAACAGCTTAATGGCGGCAAGTGGTATTGCGCCAGAAGATGACGATGGTAACGCTGCAAGCAAGCCAAAACCTGCTGAAAAAAAAATGCAAATACCCGCTAACGTAGGTGGTATGGACTATTTTGACAAGTGTAACGAACAGGAACGCGCCCTAATTCTTGACTTTTCGATGGAAATAGAAGGCGCTGATAACCAAGGCGCATTCGACGCATACACCAAGGCTATACAAACCTTAGACACCGATCAAAAGGCCGCGCTGTGGTCAAAAGTGAGCAGTCAAAAAAGGACAGCTATTAAAAAGATTGGCCAAGTTAAGAATGCAGAAAAAAATACATGGACTGATGTTGCACAGTGCGGCGGCATACTAATGGCGACGGAGATTGTGCCGTGATGTTCAGGCTAGTCCACCAGGCTGCACGAGAAAACGCCATCCAAGCTATCCGTCAAGCGCCAGATGGTTGGGTGGTGAAAGTGACGGAACCGACCCGCAACCTTGAACAAAATGCGCTTTTACACGCTGAATTGCAGGAGCTTGTAGGGCGTAAGTGGTGCGGCATGACATTAGACGTGGAGCAATGGAAGCGCCTAATGACAAGTGCATGGTTACGCGCTACAGGCGGCGGCGCAGTGTATGTCCAAGCCGTGGATGGTCAGGGAATGGACGTGCTTTATAAACGCACCAGCACCATGAGCAAGGCAGAAATGTCAGAATTGATTGAGTATATAAAGGCATGGAAGGCTGAAAATGAATGATTTTGAGCTTGTAAATTTGCCTAGCGGTGATATTTGGGCGCATAAAACCATTCCTTATTGGATACGACCAAATGAATTTGACGGGTTTTATAGATGCTTTCTTTCTTGCGTAAAAGTTCCAAAAAACAAAAAGCCGTGGTCAGTTGATAACAAACTTGTCGGCAAATATACAACACTAGACGAGGCAATGAGCAATGTACCGCAACCGCAAACTACTTGAAGCTTGCCGTGAAATGCCATGCCAAAACTGCGGTGCGGAAGATGGCACGGTCGTAGCGGCACACTCGAACCAACTCAGAGACGGAAAAGGAAGGGGGATAAAGGCGCATGATTACCGTGTAGCGGCTTTGTGTTTCAGGTGTCATGCTGATATTGACCAGGGCAGCACATTAAACAAAGCAGAGCGCATAGAGATTTGGGAAGAAGCACACCGAAAAACCATAGCTCAACTTTTTGAACGTGACTTAATAAAGGTGATTTAATGTACACGCACACTGGAACACTACAACGCCTGAACGTGGCTCAGACAGTAAATATACGTCAAGCAGGAAAGTTATGGATTGACGAGCAGGGCAGGAAATACTTAAAAGAAAACGGCAAACGACCGTTAGACAGTTCAAATGGAATACGTTTATTGATTGAAACTATTAAGGAGAAAGCATGAAAAAGTCATTAGCCGCCCTACTGTTCGCCGCCTCTACCGCAAGCGCACAAGTGACAGGAAACACACTCCTGGACAACATAGAAAGCAACGAATATATGCTCAAAAGTCATGCTTTGGGGTACATAACGGGCATTTTCCAGTTTACACGAGGGACTGCTCACTGTTCCCCCGATGGAGTTACTTTCGGACAAGCGCGTGATGTTGTGCATAATTACCTAAAGATAGAGCCAAAATATCGGCACTTAGACGCATATGTGATAGTAATAGCAGTGTTTGGCGCTACATGGCCGTGCAAAGGTCAAATATGACTTGCTTCATACTAATTCGCACACCGAAAAAAATTAACAGCGATTTGCAGGAAGAGAATATGACATTACCTTATGACATGGCGAGATGCGAGGCTAAAAAGTGCGAACAGCGTAATAAATGC